AAGGTCCTCGACGAGCTCGACCCTCGGGTGAGGCGCCTGGCCTGCGAGTTCGACTACGGGTACGCGCTCACCGTCCACACCTCGCAGGGCTCGCAGTGGGGCAAGGTGCTGCTGCTCGACGAGTGGCACGGATCGAACCGAAAAGGAAAGGCCACGGAATGAGGCGCGCCATCGTCATTGCGGGTGGCGGCATGAAGGTCCAACCGCGCCTGCCCAATGAGAGCATGGCGGATTGGGTGAAGCGGGGTGGGTGCTTGCCGAACATGCCCGAACTGATCCCCGAGTTCACCGTCCCGACCTACTACTTCCAAGACGGCAAGGTCCGGCTGGTGGAGAAGGACGAAATCAAGAAGCTCTTGGACGGACGCTCACCGGACTACGCGGACGCTTTGGCCCTGACCTTCGCGCTCCCCGATATGCCGGGAGGATTCAGCTTGCAGGAGGGGCTAGCGAGTGGGCGCATCATCCCCGGCTTTAGTGGGCAGGGCGGCTACACGGCACCGGACTACGACCCGTTCGACCCGCGCCGATTCTAGGCACTCTTGCAAAATGCAACGGTGGGGCTTGCGCGGTCTTGCAATTTGCAATACTCTATAGCCTGACCTCATTCCGCACGGGGACTCTTTGGCCTTAGTCGCACCCGTCCAATCCCTCCCGATGTATGGCTACGCCGTCGAAGGTGGCGAGCGTCAGCGCGTCGAGGACTTGCTGGAACAGATGCGCTTTGAGCGCGAAAGCTGGATGCCCGTCTGGAGAGACCTCTCCGATTTCGTCCAGCCGATGCGCGGCAAGTGGGTGGTGGCAGATGTCCACCGTGGGAACCGCCGCAACCAGCGCATCTACGACAACACCGCCACGATTGCCGCCCGCACCCTCGATTCGGGGATGATGTCGGGCATCACCAATCCGGCCCGTCCGTGGTTCCGCATCACCGTGGATGACCCCGACCTTGCCGAGCGCGAGGATGTGAAGCACTGGGCGCACACGGTCCAGCAGCGGATGTTCACGGTGATTGGTCGCTCCAATGCCTACACCACGTTGCAACAGGCCTATGGCGATCTCGGCACGTTCGGGACCGCCGCTGTCATCATTGAGCGGGACGAGGAATCGGTCATCCGGATGGAGGCGTTCCCGATTGGGAGCTACTTCCTCGGCACCGATGCGACCCACCGCGTCAACCTGTTTGCCCGTGAGTTCTCGCTCACCGTCGCTCAACTCGTCCAGAAGTTCCCTGACGCCGAGTACAGCGAGCAGGTCAAGGGGCTGATTCGCGAGAAGAAGTGGCGCGAGTCCATCTCCGTCGCCCACCTGATTTGCCCCAACGCGTACCACGAAGGCTCGGGCGCACGGTCACAGGACATGCCGTTCCGCTCCTACTACTGGGAGATTGGGGCTGACCGTCTGCAGGAGGGGCCGACCAAGAGCAACGGCTTCCTCCGCGTCTCCGGCTACAAGCGATTCCCTGTCTTGGGGATGCGGTGGGAAGTCTCAGCGGGCGAGAGCTACGGGACCAACTGCCCCGGCATGACGGCCCTTGGCGACATCCGCGAACTGCAACTCCTCACCAAGCGATACGCGCAGGCCGTCGAGAAGATGGTCAACCCGCCGATGCAGGCTCCCGCCGCGATGCGGAACCAGCGCATGTCCTTTGGTGCCAACGATGTGACGTTCGTGCCTGTGGCGGGCCAGCCGATTCAGCCCGCGCAGACGGTGAACGTCAATCTGGATCACCTGTTAAACAGGATGAATCAGAAGGGCGACGCCATCAACACCGCCTACTTCGCTGACCTGTTCCTCCTGATTGCGAACGACGAACGGGCACAGCGAGCGACCGCCACGGAGATTGGCGTCCGGCAAGAGGAGAAGTTGCTGGCCCTCGGCCCGATGCTGGAACGCCTCAACGATGACGGCTTGAACCCGTTCATCGACTTGGTGTTCGACGCGATGGCGGAGCAGGGGATGTTCCCCGAGCCACCGGAAGCGATGCAGGGCATGGAACTCAAGGTCGAGTACGTCTCCATCATGGCGCAGGCCCAGCGTCTTGTGGGTGTCGGCGGGATGGAGCGATTCGCTTCGACCACCGCGAACCTTGCCGCCGCGATTCCCGATGTGCTGGATGTGTTCAACGCGGACATCTGGACCCAGCGGTACGCCGATATGCTCGGGCTGGACCCTGACGTAGCGAATAGCCCCGAGGAAGTCGCGGAGATTCGCAACGCTCGGGCGCAGGCGCAGGCCGAGGTCCAGCAGGCCGAGGCCGCGAAGATGCAGGCCGATGCGGTGCAGAAGCTTGGCTCGGTGCGTACCGATGAACCCTCGTTGCTCAACGAAATGATGGCCCGCTCTGGTGCGGGGACGCCTGACCCCTCTCAACTCCCGATCTAACCATGCCGAAACTGACTGGCACCTTTGATGCGCCGGGGCAGGAGTCGTTGGAACTCCGCGTCCCCGCTGGCGGCTCCTACTACATCGTCCTGACGCCGGACCCCTCGCTGACGGGTTCGATCGCCCTGCTCAAGCGCACAGATTCGCTTGCCAAGCCGGAACTAGTGGCGACCTTCACCGCCGAGAACACGGGCACCACCTACCTGAACGAGTCATCGGAGGCGGTGTTCCTCAAGCTCCGCTGCGTGGCGATTGACGAGGAGGAGCCGGAGGATGTGGACTACACGCTCCAGTCGCTCATCTCCACGGGCACTCGCAAGCTGGCGATGAACAGCCCGAAGGTGGGCGGCACGGCTGGCTGGACGGTGCGTGGGGCCACGAACCTTGGCACCGCCGCGTTGCTCCCTGCGGCCCAGACCGCCGCGACGCTGGTGATGCCGCTCGACTTCCTCGCCGTGGGCGATGTCATCAAGGGCTTCTATCCCGTGGGACAGGTGGAGTCGGCTGGCAATACCGCCTCGCTGACCGTTGAACTGCGCTCCCTGACCGCCGCCGCCGCTGACCTGACGGACGCTTCGGTTGCGACCTCTGGCTCGGTGAGCTACACCGCTGACGCCATCCTTGGTCGCATCACCCAGCCTGTCGAGAACCTGAACGTGACCGTGGCGGACGGCGTGAGCTACTACTTCCTGATTTCCGGCACGACTGCGGCGGCAACCGATGTGGCCTTGCAGGGCGTGATGGTCGCCCTCGCGTAATGGCACGGAAGAAGAAGGATGCCGCGCTCATTGGCTCCGACTTGGCCCGTTCGGATTGGGCTGATGTGCTGGAGACGGAGAGCGGCAAGCGGGTACTCTGGCGCATCATCACCGCGTCGGGGTTGCTGGAACCGAACGGCGCACTCAATAGCCACGCGCTGATGGCGTTTGGCGAGGGACGGAAGGACGTGGGGCGGGACGTGTGGGACGCGATTGACGCGATTGATCCGAACTACATCCCGCTCCTGATGCAGCAGGCCCTGAATGACCGACTCGAACAGGAGATAGCTGAATGACCACGGCAACGGCACCGGAGACCACGGAGACCAGTCCTGCGACTGACACCTCCAACGTTTCTGCCGACACTGGGACCGCACCCGAACCTGCAAAGGTTGAAGCGGGCAAGACTCTGCTCACCACCCCCACCGATGAACCCAAGGCGTTCGCACTCGCGTTGCCGGACGGTTCGCCACTCGACCCTGCGGTCCTGACTCGCATCACCGACCTAGCCCAGAAAGCAGGCGTGACCGACGAGAAGGCCGCGCAGGAGATTGTGGACCTGTTGCACGGGGAGGCGAGCGCAACCATCGACGCCCTCAAGACCGCCTTCGCGAAGGACGGAGCCGAGTGGACGAAGATGGTGCAGTCGCACGAAACGGCGGCGTTGGCTGACCCACTCTTGGGTGCCAATGACCCCGCCAAGCTCTCGGTCGCGGTGACTGAGGCAAAGGCTGTGGTGGGCAAGTTCGCGCCCGAGGGGTTCATGGACTATCTGGACGAGTCCGGTCTAGGCTCTGACCCCCGCTTCCTCAAGTTCGCCCGTGCGGTCTATGCGGGGATGCGAGAGGATCGGCATGTGAACGGCAACCCACCCCCGCCGAAGCCCAAGACCTCGGCCCAACGGATGTTCCCCAATCTGCCTTCTGAAGAAGGCTAACCCAAGGAGACTAGCATGGCTGAACTTGCAAGCACCCGCCTGACGATGCTCGACATCGCCAAGCGCACCAACCCCGATGGCTCTGCCGCGTCGATCGCGGAAGTCCTGTCCAACGCCACCCCGATTCTGGGTGACGCCCCGATGGTTGCCACCAATGGCATGAACGCCCACCGCTCGACCCGTCGCGCCAACCTGCCGTCTGTCGGCTGGCGTCGTCTCAACGCTGGCACCACCAGCACGAAGTCGGTTGTCGAGCAGGTGCAGGACGCCACCGCGATTCTCGAAGCGTGGGGCGAAGTGGACGAGAAGGTCGCCTCGCTCAACGGCAACACCGCCGAGTGGCGTATGCAGGAGGCCTCGGCCTTCCTGATGGCGATGGCGCAGGAGTTCGAGAACACGTTCTTCTACGGCAACGCCGGAACCGACGAGCGTGAGTTTGATGGTGTCGCCACCCGTTACGCTGCGGCTGGCGCGCAGGTGCTGGACGCTGGCTCGGCGGACACGGACAACACGTCCATCTACCTGATTGGCTGGGGCGTCAACACCGCCCACCTCATCTACCCGAAGGGTTCGGTGGCTGGCATCCAGCACCGCGACCACGGCATGCAGGTGATTGAGGATGTCAACGGCGTGGCTGGTGCGAAGATGTCGGGCTATGTGGACCAGTACACCCTTGAGGCGGGCTTCCATGTGAAGGACCCGCGCTTCATCGTGCGTATCGGCTCCATCGAACTCTCGGCTCTTGCGGGCGCGACCCCGGCTGACTTGCTCAAGTTCATGACCAAGGCCGTGTGGCGCATCCCGAACCTCTCGGCCTGCAAGCCCGTGTTCTACATGAACCGCTCGGCTGGTCAGTACCTCGACATCCAGCGTCAGGACCGCATGGAAGGCAACTTCACCTACGAGGTTGTGGACGGCGTGTGGACCCCGAAGTTCCGTGGCATCCCGATTCACGTTGCTGACGAGATCAGCGATGCCGAAACCGCTGTCTAACCGACCACTCACTCAAGGAGTACGAACATGACTGTTGACGCACGACTTCTCGTGTCTGACGCGCAGGCCGTCACGACCACGCTCATCGCCACGGATTCCATCCCGCTCGGGGTCGCTGGTCTGGACCTCGGTGCTGGCGAGGCCGTTGGCTTCCAGTTCAACATCGACGTTGCCGCGGTCGTCTCTGGCACCACGGAGACCTACGCGTTCCAGATTGTGACCGCCACAGCCAGCAACGGCACGTCGGGTCAGGTCATCATCGCGGAACGGGCCTTCACGACCGCGCAGGCTGCGGCCCTGACGGCTGGTTCCTCGTTCGTGTTGCCGATTCCGACTGGCCTCATCTCGGCTACGGCGACCCACATCACGGCGCGTTACGAGACCGCGAACTCGGCGGGCGTGACGGTGACGGCGTTCCTGACGCCGCTCTCGGCTGCGAACGAGCGCAACGCGAACATCCGTAGCGGCTTCTCGGTCGCTTCGTAAGGTGTAGATTGGTAGGACGGCTTCTTGGGGGTGTGCCGCAAACACCCCCTCCTCATACCTCACTCTGATTGGAGAGCAATCCAAATGCCGGATACCGAAGAAAAGACCGTACAGCATCAGGACACGGGCGAGATGATGCGCCTCCGAGTCGTCAACCCGCCCAACGCCAAGTTCACGGCGGACGGGCAGATGGTCGGAGGGCACGTCTACAATGGCTACATCGGTCAGCGGGTGTATCTGGGGCAGGAGACGGACATCCCGGTGTACCGCCCCTTCCGTGACGAGGAGGGCAACCACCTCAAGAACGCGGACGGGACGTTGCGCTACAAGAAGCAGAGTACCCCGCGCTGGGCCGAACTGGTGGCTATCATCCCCGCCCCGCGTGGGTGGATGCCGCTGGAGGAGCCTGCGCCGAAGTCCACCGCCGCCGCACCGCTGGTCAAGTCGGTGAAGGCGCGTCCCAACGGATCAACCAAGACGTTTGGTCGCAATCGTGCGGCTGATTCGTCCATCACCGGATAACGAGGAACCACCCCATGTCGAGCCGTCAGGTCCAGTCCACGCAGTTGAAGTTCTCCACGGGGTCCGTGGAAGCGACCACCAACGTCTCGACCGAGGCGGTGAATCTGTGGGGCGCGTACAACTCGGTGCAGGCCGTGATTGCCGGAACGGGCACGGTGTCCGTCACGGCGACGATTCAGGTCTCGAACAACGGGACGAACTGGATTGACGCCACGGCTCTCTCGCTCACGGGCACCACCACGGACACGGACGGCGCGACCTTGGCGGCGGGCTGGAAGTGGATGCGCGTCACGCTGTCCTCCATCACGGGGACGGGCGCGACGGCGACGGTGTTCCACGCTGGCTACGGGCTGTAATCGTGGCGGCTTCTGTGGAAGCCCTGTGCAACATGGCCCTCGGGTATCTCGGGGAGACGCCGAACATCGTGACGCTTGCCACGGATCAAACGGCAAATGCGCGAGCGTTTCGGACCTTCTACGAGCCGACCCGTGACTGGCTGTTGCAACAGACGCCGTGGAACTTCGCGACCCGCTACTTCTCGCTGATTGAGGAGACGGGCACGGGGACGGCGGCGGTGACGCTCGGCACGACCCTGACGTTCTCGACGGACCAAGACGCCAACGTGGACGAAGGCGATACCATCACGATTGGCACGACCGACTATGTGCTGGGGGCGCGGACCTCCGGCACGGTGTGGGCAACGACTGGCGCGAATGTGAGTGCCTCGGCGTTCACGATTGTGAAGCAAGTCACCGAGGACCCGACGGACGATTGGGCCTATGGCTACCGCTTGCCGGATGTGGCGTGGCAAGTCCGTCGCTTGGTGGACGGGAACCGGATGCCGATTGCGGCGAACCGCCCCGTGTTTCGTGTGGGCAATGACGGGACATACAACGTCTTGTATACCGACTACTCGGACCCCGTGACGGTGGAGTACACGGCGAAGGTCACGACGACCACGCTGTTCTCGCCCGTGTTTGATAACGCGCTCGCGGCGTTCCTCGCGTTCTATGTGGCCCCGTTGGTGACGAAGGGCGATCCGTCGAACCTCGGGAGTCGGGCCGCGCAGGTTGGGCAAGGCTTCTTGGCGGATGCGGTGGCGTTTGACGCGAATCAGCGGGTGATGGACGACCAGCCCTTGCCGGACAGCTTGGCCTTCCGCAACGGTGGGAGTGACTGGCGGTACAACCAGCGCACGGGGAGCGGCCTGTGAGCAACTTCGGAGTCCTGAATACCTACGGGGTACGGTCCAGCTACGGCGTGTTGGCGGACGAAGGGGTGCGCCCGAGCTACGGTATTGGCTCTGGCGACATCTTGGTATCCGCCCTGACCTCGACGCTGACCAGTTCCGCGTCCTCGTTCGTGGCGGGCGGTGCGGGCGTGACGCTGACGTTCACGGCGCGGGATGTCGATAGCAACCTCATCGTGGGCTACACGCCCGTGCCTGAAAGCGGGGTGGTCTGATGCCGCTCTACGAGTACCGCTGCCGGTCGGGCCACGTCATCATGCACCTTCGGAGCTACAGGAACCGCCAGGCCGCCACGAAGTGTGGCTGCGGGCAGCCGGCGTCGGTCATCGTCTCGGCCCCCGCCCGCACGTCCTACAAGTGAGGCGACACGAAGTGGGACGGCTTTCACGACCGCGCCACGGGCGTCACCTACCGGGACGAGAACCACCGCAAGCGGGTCATGGCAGCCAAGGGGCTGCGCGAGCTGCAGGACGGCGAGGTCGAAGCCGAGCAGCGCCGCGTCCAGCGCGAGCACGACCAGCACAACGAGAACGTCAGCACCTACCAGAAGGTGCTCGAGGACACCGGCTCCCCCGTCAAGGCGATGGAGCAGACCTTCCCGACCCCGGAGCTCCCATGATGGACGAACAGACCGCTGCCCTCGAGGCGGCCGACGCCGGCATGCAGATGCAAGAAGCGACCGACGAGGCGCTGCCTGCGGTCGTCGGCATGTACTCGCAGACCGGGCTCAACGCCCTGGTCGACGCGGTCAACCAGGCGCTCGTCGCCGCCGGCTTCGAGGGGGTCTACCCGGAGTTCGACGGGGACTCCACCGAGCTGCCCGCCGAGTTCGTGCGCCTGCTCGCCATGCTCAACGACGCCGCCGAAGAGGCGGGCGTGCCGGTCAACCTCGACCTGAGCATGCTCGAGGACGACCGCGACCTCGCCCTGCTCGCCTCCGAGGTCGCGAAG